ACCGGGGAGAATCACCACCTGGTAGTCCCGCAGTTCGTCTTCCTCGAAGTCAGCGTCGAGCGCGCTGTGCGAGTTGTTGGCCGGGTCGTAGTTCAACGTGACGGTGACCTCGCCGCCGTCCTTCAAGCCCTTGACGAACTCGCGGTACTGGTCCGGGGAGTCGTGGGCGGTGACCTCGATGGCCTCCCGTTCCCGCTCCGGCCCGGAGAGGTCGGACACGTTGGCGATCGTCGTGAATGTTCCGGCGCCGTCACTGTCCCGCTTGAACTCGCTGCCGAAAGCGTCTATGCCTGCCATGGGTCACTTCCCCAGCTTGTAGACGGCGACGGTGATGTCCGCCGCAGAGTCGCTGTAGGTGATCGAGGCCCGGCCGGTCGTACCCCGGAACAAAGTGGTCAGCGGGATGATCCCGTAATTTTCCGTGGTGACGACCAGCGTTGCCTGCGCGATGGCGTGCCCGTCGACGGTGCCCGGCGTATCGATGGTGACGGTCCGCGTCTCGGAGGCATGGCTGTTGAGGACGAGGAGGAAATGCCCCGGCCCCACCTCAGCCGTGTCACCACCGGAAGCCGCCGCATCCAAGTCGCCGTCCAGGTCGGGCTGTCCGTCTACGGTCGCGATAGTGATCGTGTCGAGGGCCGCCATGCCAGTCTCCTTACTTCTGTGAGGTCCAGATATCGACGATGTCCACCCGATGGCGGACGCTGCGGTCCTGGTCAGGGACCTTCCGGGATTCGGCGTGCCGCACCATCCACACCGTGTGGTCGGCCACATGCGTATCCAGCGCCTTGTGCCCGTGATCGAGCAGCGCCACCAGACGCGCGCCGATCGTGTTCTCCGGGCGGCCATTGCGTGCCCGCACATCGCCCTGCGCGTAGGTGTGGATCCGGGCGCGCACCACCCGGCCCGGATCATCGTGCGTGCCGTCCGGCGTCGACGACGTCTCCGGCACCACCACAAACGGATACTGGCGGGCATTCAGATCCGGCACCTCATCCAGAACATCCCGCACCGTCTGCATGACCTCAGGATCGGAGCGCAGCAGCTCCCACAAGCCCTTCTGTACCGCCTGCGACGGATCGACCGTGACCATGACGCCTACTTCCTGACCTCGGTCTCAACTTGCTTCACCAGCCGCCGCCTGGACCTGGCCAGAACCTGGTCGATGATCTCCTCCATGCCGACGAACTCGCCGTAGTCGACCCGGCCCACCCGCGGGTCATCCACGCCGCCGGCCACCACGCGGACCTTGTCCCCCGCAGGCTCCTTACGCACCGAGTCCCGCAGCGCGCCCGTGTCCACCGGGGTCTTGGCTTTGATGTCTTTCACCAGCCCGTCCGCGCCCTTGTTCAGGGCCCGTTCGCCGCGTACCAGCTTGTCGTCGATACCGCGGCGCAGCTTGCCCACCGCGCCTTTCACGTTCAGCCGCTTACCGCGCGCCATCAGATCGCTCTCTTCCTGGCCTTGCGGCCGTACTCGGTGCGGGTCTGCTTGCGCAGGTCGGCCAGGCCGACGCCGCGGACTTCCCGCTCGCCCTCGCCCGCGCCGATCGTGCGGGCGTAGGCGGTGCGTTCTTGTACGAGGCGGGCCATGGCTTCGGCGATCGTCAGGTCGTGGACGAGGGGCGGTACGTGGTGCCGGGTGACCGGGCCGGCGGTGGAGTGCGCGGCGGCGGTGGTGCCCAGCGCGCCGCGTACGACGGTGAGCTGCCTCGATACGAACACGTTCGCGTTGTCCAGGTGGGATTCCAGGGTGGTGCCGTCCCAGGCCCGTTTCACCACAAGGTCGTTGGCGGCGATGTCGACGATGAGCATCCGCTCCCCGCCGATGAGGATCGTCTCCCCTTCGTTGAACGTGCTGCCGTCGTCGACGGGGATCGTCGTCGTCGAGGCTGAGGACACCGCGTCGGTCAGGTCCTCGCCGGAGTCGAGGAACGCCCGCCCCGTCACGACCATCCGCTCATCATCGACGCGGATCAGATCCCCCACCCCGACTAGGGAGCCGTCCGTCACATCCACACCGGTCTCCGACGCGTCGAGTTCTTCGGCGAGGGCGCCGGCACTCTCGTCTTCGTCCCAGTAGCCGAAGAGCCCGGTGATGCTGATGTCGCGCTGGTGGGTGTCCCCGCCGCCGAAGGCCGCGTTGGAGTCGAGGTCGATCTCGATGTGTGTGAAGGGTGGTTCGTTGCGCCGGTCGGAGCGGCGCAGGAAGAAGTCTGCCGCGTCGATGGTGGTGCCGCCGGATGCCAGGGTGGTGACGGAGATGAGGGTGTTGGTGTCGAGCCACAGCCGCCACGGGCGGGCGTACTGCCGGCCCGGCCAGTCGAAGAAGCGGGTGGCGATCTCGGGGTAGAAGCGGCGGTGGCACAGGCCCTCGACCGAGTTGCTGGCGGAGTGCAGTGTGCGGTAGATCTGTGTTTCGGCGCGGGCGGTCTCCAGCACGTCGAGGGCGTTCTTGATGTCTTCGACGGTGGCGTAGGTCATGCCGTCGCGCTGCACTGCTCCTCCTCTCCAGGTGGTTGTGGCCGGGGGGTGTTACTTGCCGGTGTTGTCAGCAGCCGATGTAGGAGCCGTCTGGCCGCCAGCCGTCGAAGGGGCAGAAGAGCCCGCCGTCTGGTCCTGCTTTGAGCGGCGTCCCGTCGTTCGGGCACGCTTCGGGCGGGGCTGCTCGCTCTGCCCGGAGGTCGTCGGCGGCTTCTCGGTAGATGGAGATGAGCTGTTCCCAGGCGATGAGGGTTCGCCTCCCTCTTCCTGTGCGGCGTCGGCCTCGGTCTTCGCCAGCGATCCGGAGAAGTCCGGCTCGACCAGGTTCCGGGCATGCTCCCGCAGCGCCTCGGGACTGGCGACCAGGCCGCCGGTCGCGAAGGCGGTGGGCGCCTCGGTTTGGTCCGCTGCCGCCGCGGGCGTGGGATCGGGCTCGGCGGCAGCGGCGCTCTCGGTTGCGGGCAGCGTCTTATCGCTGGCCCCGCCGTGGCGAGTGATCTTCGCCATGGGATCTCCATCCTCGAAAAACTGTGTGTTGTGACAGCGAGGGCACTTGAACAGGCCCACCGCGTACTTCGTGCCGCAACCGCTCTCGCCCGCACACACCCACAGCGCCATCAGGAAGGCTCCACGATCATCCAGGCCACGACACTGGTGTCCGTGCCGTCCGCCGATGTGATCGTGAAGTCCTGGCCCGCCGTACGGGCCGTCACTCCGACCGCCTGCGGATCCGACACCGTCCCCAGCGACTGCACCGTCAACTGAATCCGGCTGGACGCTGTGACCTCCGTCGTCGCCACGGTCGCCGCACCAGACGACAACGTCGCCACACCCGAGCGGGCGTTGTCGCCCTCCTTCAGGTTCAGACCGCCGCCGGCGACATCGCAGTGCAGATCGCCTTCGGTCACGAACGTGTTCACCGTGTGCAGGCGGCTGCTGCCGTCGCGGGCGAGGTTGACGTCCACCGCGCCCGACCCGGGGCCCCATTCCAGTTGCCCGTTCGCGTTGACGACGAACTGGGCGACGTCGTCCCCCGTCACCCGGGAGGTGATGACATCCGTGCCCGAGGTGGCACCCTCCAGCGTCCACGCCCCAGTCAGGCGCACCACTCCCGCCGCGTCCCGGGACAGGGTCGCGTCCACGACGCCCGATGAGTTGAGGAACTCGATGCGGCCATCGCGGACGATGAGCCGCTCGCCCAGGAGCAGCGGCTCGGGGGCCTGGTTCTGGGGTACGCCGTTGATGGTGCCGCCGCGGGCGCGTGTCGTTTTGGGCATCAGGCCACCCCCACCATCGGAGCCGTGTACTTGTGCAGAGTGGTGACCTCGGCGGCCGACAGTTCCTTGCCGGTGATGAAGGGGAGCGCGATCCGGCCATGGAACTCAGCCACGGGTGTGGCGGTCACCCCGGAGCAGCCGACCGTCAACGGCGCGGCGGTGTTCTGCATGGCTACGTACGAGCCGGACTCAGTCGTCGAACCGTCATTGACGGAGGCGCCGTTGACGTACAGCTCAACGACCGGTCCCTCCTCGTCACCGTCGTAGGTGGCGGTGACCATCACCCACTGCCCACGCGTCAGCGCCGCATCGGAGACGGCGATCTCCGTGGCGGACGCCGACGCGTCATGCAGCTCCAGCGACAGCAGGCCACTGGAGTTGATGAAGAACCGCCACTCCTCCAGGTTTCCCGCGGAGTTGTACTTCCCCATGATCACGTTGGTGGCGATGGCGTTCGGCCGGATCCACGCCCCCACCGAAAACGGGGAGTCCGTCGTGCTGTTGCCGAAGGTGTAATCGCCGTTGTCCACTCCGGCCAGGTGCTGATTCCCAGCCGGGTTGAAGTGGTACGAGTGCAGCCCGGACGGCAGCGCGATGGGCGCGAACTCACTCTGCAAGGTCCGTGCGGCCGCCTCGTCCGACGACGTCAGATCGCCGACGCTGATCCCGGAGATCAGCGAGCCCTCGGCCTCCCAGAACGGCCACAGGTGCGCCTTGGTGGTACCGAGGACCGTCATGATGTCGTTCAGACGGCCCTCAGTCCCACGCCGGTACACAGTCATCAGGCAGCCGCCACTTCCGCACCGGTGTCCCACGGCACGTACATGATCGACCACGACACCGAACCCGCGACGGACTCGTTCATCTCGATTTCGATGTCGCCCTCCGACAGGACGAACGGCGTCTGCACCATGGCCGGGGACTCCAGAACCCGAACCCCTTCAGTCACCGGATCGGAGAAGTCGCCGGTGAGCGAGTACAGCGTGCCGATGGCGTCATCACCGATATCGAGATCGGCTGCGAGTTCGGTGTCCGCGCCGGTCGCTGTCGGGTTGAACTTGATGGTCAGGTCCGGATCCGTGCCTGAGCCGATGGTGTCGGTGACCTCCCCGATGAGCCCCACCACGAGGACCCGGCCCCCGGTGATGGTGAAGATCGCCTCGTCAGCGGTCTGCGGCAGCGTGTCCGCCGCCCGGTTCACGCGGATACCGGTCGTCAACTCCCGCGAAACCGGGTTGAACTGGTCGGGCTTGAGAATGACAGTCATCTCGTGTCCTCCTCAGACCAGAGCCGCGAGGTTCTCGGGCGCGCGCTGCACCACAAGGTCGTGCAGGATCGCCATCACAACCGGCGGCGAGTCAGCCGAGTCCGAGTCACACCTGATGTGGGTGAAACCGTCCGACATCTGGTCCGCGCCCACATAGATCGCGGCCGCGTCCTGCGCCGCCACGTCGGTCGGCTCGACCAGCGCGTCGGCCGGCTGAGTCTGGAGCGACCACGCGCCGCCGACACCGTTGGACGTGTAGTACCGATCCACCACGTCCAGGTCGACGTTGCCGGAACCGGAGCCGTCCGTGGCCTCCTGGATGGTGATGTCTGTGGCGCCGCCATCCTCGTAGCAGATGAAGGTGATGCCGGAGCAGTCCTTCATGGGGAGCCAGATGTTGTCTGCGAGGGCTACGACGTTGCCGCCTCGTCCGAGCCATTCCATGTTCATTCCTCCTTCGGGGTGGGGTGTTAGTGCCACCCTGTTGTGGCTCCGCCAGGGGGCGTTACTGCCCTGGCAGAGCTGGATGTCGGGTCAGGTGTCGCGCTCGGCGAGCTGCACGAACGGGCTCAAGGCCGGCGAGTTGTTCTGCGGCGTGATGCTGCTCTGCAGCCACGGGCGGCCGTCGACGCGCTGGATGATCCTGTACGCGGTCTGGTCGTTCTGGAACTTGAAGTGCGGCGACGACATGGCGGACATGACCTGCCGGTCACCGATCAGGTAGAACCCGAAGTCGACGAAGCTGATGTCGCCGACATCGCCGAGGACGCCGGGGGCCTTCTCCGAGACGATGACCGGCCGACCGAGGATCGTCATCGGCGGCCCAGCCACACCGTTGTTCAACCAGATCGCCGAACCGCCAGTACCCACCGACAGCGCCATCGTGGCCAGCTCGGGGAACACGTCCGGGGACACGACCCACACCGCCCGGTCCAGGCTGCCGGGCAGCATCCGGGAATACATCTTCACGATGTTCTCCCACACAATGCTGTCGGCCGGCTGATCGGTCTCCTTGGCCACCTCGACGATCGCCCCGTTGCCCGAGGACAGGGCACCCAACGGCTCGCCGACACCAGTCCCCTTCAGGAACGCGATGTCCTCGTAGAAGTTCAACGCCTCGGGGAAGATCTGGTCCAGGAACGCCTGGAACGAGATGGCGCTGTCGGAGATCAGCTCGTTGGGCACCTCCGTGTACGCGGTCAGCTTCTTCGCGTCGAGGACGATGCGAGAGAACGCCGCCTGCGACGCGGTGAGCGCCGCGCCCTCCTCGGTCCAGAAGCCGACCACACCCCCATACACCGAAGACACGTTGGAGGTCGCGTCGATCGCGGGGAACGGCACCCGCAGCGTTTCCATCGGGATGACGCGGGCCCGCTGCCGGACCACGGACATCTCCAGCGCCACCGACAGCATCTCCGAGCGCAGCACCTCCGGGATCAGGAACCCGCCCTCGGAAGGCACCGTGCTGGAGAAGGCGTTGCGGATGCGGGTCAGCTTCGCCTGCATGTCCGCGGTGCGGTTGGTGTTGTGCCAGATCGTGCGGAAGTAGTCGGCGGACCCGGTGAACTCGCGGTCCAGGACGGCGCCCATCGCCCGCGGGTTGTGCAGATGGTTACGGGCGTTCCCCGTCGCGGCGACCGCCCGCGGGGTGAAGTCGAGGCGGTCCACGCCCTCGGGCTGGTTCTCCCGCAGCCAGTTCGCGAGGACCGCCTCGGTCTGCTCCTTGACCTGCGTCGCAATGCTCAGGTCGCGGTCGTGGACGGAGCGGGCGTAGTTGGTGATGAACTCGCCGAACGCGCCGTTCTTGTCGGCGAAGACTTTCTGCATCTTCGTCGAGTCGCCGAGCATCTCTTCCAGCGCGGCCTGCGTGGTGGGGATGGTCATACGCTCCGGGTCCACAGCACCAGCCGCCGGGGCGGCCGGGTTTGCGACCCGGTTGTAGGGCTTGCCGATGGTGGCCGGGTCGAATCCGGCGCGCAGGATCATGCGGTGGCGCATGCCGGACACGACAGCCTCGCGCCCCCGGGTGATGGTCGCATTCATTAGAGCTCTGCCTCCCAAAGGGCACGTCGTACGGTGGTCTGGTCGATCGCGGGTACCGGCTCGGGCGCGGCCGGTTCGGGCTCGGGGGGTGCGGGTGGTGCGGGTGCGTGGTTGGCGACGTCGGTGATGACGGCGCGCAGGTAGTCGCTGACGACCTGTCCGGCGGGCGGCGGGGGTGTGGGCACGTACACCGTTCGTGGCTCCGGTACGGCCGGTGCTGGGCTGGCCGCGGGTGCGGTGGGTGCGTCGTTCGCGGCGGCGGTGAGCAGGGACCGGAAGTAGCCGACGGCGACGTCTTGCGGTGCCGGGGCGGGTGCCTGCTCGGCAGCGGGCTGCGGCTCGTATGCGGCGGCTGGGCGCTCGGCGGCGGGTGCGGTGGGTGCGTCTCCGGCTACGCCTGCCATGAGGTCGCGGAGTTGGTCGGGCTGGTAGCCGGGCATCGGGTCGAGGGATGCGAGGGTGGCGGCGCGGAACGCGTCGGGGTCGAACACCGGGGCCGGCGCAGCAGCCGCAGCCACGGGCGTGGGAGCAGCGGGGGCGGGCGCGGGTGTTGGGGTGACGTCCGGTGCGGGCGCCAGCTCGCGGCTGGTGTGCGCGTAGTTGTACACCGACAGATCCCACGAAGCGGCCATCGCCCGGTCATCGGGCATCATCTCTTCGTCGTCGCGCCGCATCGGCTTGCCGACCTCATCGGCGAGCCCGGCCTCAACCGCCTCGTCGGCGAAATACCAGGTCTCCTGGACCATCCGCGCCCGCCACTGCTTGACGGTTCCGCCTGCGCGTTCTTGGTATACGGCGGCGATGTTGTCGCTTTGGCGGTCGAGGAAGTCCGCCATCTCCCGCAGCTCTTCCGGATTGCCCTGAGCAACCGTCGCGGCATCGTGAATCATCAGTTGCGAATGCGGGCTCATGATCACGCGGTCCCCGGCCATCGCGATCACTGAGGCGATCGACGCGGCGAGTGAGTCGACCTGGACGATGACGCGGGCGCGGTGTGAGCGGAGCGCGTTGTGGATCGCCAGCCCATCGAAGGCGTCTCCACCAGGGCTGTTAACGCTGAGCCGGAGTTCCGGCGCGTCGACGGCCTTGAGTTCCTCCATGAAGGATGCGGCGGTGATTCCCCATGAGCCGATGTCTCCGTAGATGGAGATGGATGCGTATGGGGTGCCGCCTTCGTCGAGGGCGTTGCGGATGCGGTACCAGGTCTGTTCGCCGTCGGGTGTCGGGAGTGTGGGTCGCATGGCTCGGCCGCGTTCGGCGATGGTTTCGGGGGCGGCTGTATTCCAGCTTTGCCGCGTGTGGCTCATTGGGTTTCGCCCTCCCCGGTGCGGGTTTTCGCATTGTCCAGGCAGGGTCATTGTGCACTATGCGTTGCGGCTTGCACCGCCTCTGACCTGCGATAACGTCGGCTTGCCATTTCTCTAACGCTGGCGTCCCTTTTGTGTTGCGCATTTTTACTTGGCCGGTACACTCAGTAATGCGTGTTGTGCCACATTCGCGTAACGTGCCTCTGTATGGAGCCATACACGGCACCCGATGAAGGTGCTACACCGGCAGAGCAGTTGGCGCGGCGCATTCGTGCCGCGAAGCTTCCGCCGCCCGCTGAGCGGGCGCGTATCCGGCGTGAAGCCCGCATCACGTTGCGGGAGTTCGCGCAGGTCCTGGGCGTGACGGCAACGACCGTGTACCGGTGGGAGATCGGCGACGCGGACCCGAAGACTGATCATGCGGTGGCGTATGCGGACTTGCTGGGCAAGGTCCGTGGAGCGCTCGACCCGGAAGAGGAGACGGCGTGACCGACACCCGCAAACGCATCACCATCGACCCGCCCAGCGAGATGGTCATCCTCGCCGCCCGACACCTCGACGCCACCGAAGGCCGCGCCCACATCGGCAGCACCGTGGACACGTCGACACGATCCGCGATCACCACCGTGCTCCGCTACATCGCCACAGCACACAACAGCCCCACGGCGCCCGACCTCGAAGAGCAACTCAACGGCGCCTACCGCGAACGCGCCCAACTCCTCGCGCTACTCGCCGCGCTTCACCCGTCGGTTATCGCACCCGCACCCGACGTCGACGAGGACGGCTGGCAGGTCCTCTACCTCCGAATCGGCGGCAAGCAGGCGTCATGGCACATCGCGCCCCAAGACGCCGAGCTGTACGCCCACGTCGAGCACGTCCCTGCTGACGACGTCCGGGCGCAGTGGGACGGCCATACGACCGAGGAGAAGTACGCGCACATCGGCCAGCATGCGGCCCGTCTCTACGCCGCCGCGCGTAGCCGGATCGAGCAGCCCAAGGAGCAGCCGTGAGTGCCACGTTGAACCTGACCGCCGAGCAGCTCCGCACGATCGGCACCGTCCTCGACGCACTCTCCGAGATCACCAAAACCCACGGCGTCAGCCTCACCCCACACGTCCGGCTGGAACTGGGGCTGGACGACAACGTACTGACGGTGTCCTGGGACAGCGACGCCGAGGCGTACGTCATCGACGACCGCAACGGCGACTGAGGAGAAACCCGTGAGCACCTGTCCCGCCGAACCCCCCGGCCCCCACGACTTCACCGTCGAAGCCTGCCCCCACTGCGACACCTTCCAGTGGCCCAGCCGCACAGACCAGCATGTCGCTACCGTCC